CCCAGTACTTCACCTTAGAAATTCAACGGAATTAGTTTCAGCTTTAGCGTTTAATGGATTAGTATTCGGCGAAAATATTTCTGTAAGTGCTGGAGATGTAGCCAGAGCCTCGATCAATATCGTACAACCGCTAAAATAAGTGTAAAAATAATAACTTTAAAAGTTTGTACCTAAAGTTATTATAAATTATGATTAAGTTTTGCTCTGAATGTGGTCTAAAAGTTGAATATAAGTTCAGCCCTCCTAAATTTTGTTCTAGTTGTGGGTCTCCTATGGGAGTCGCTACAGCTAATGAATCTAAACCTTTAAACAGGAACGTAACGTCTTCTAGAAAAATAGAAGCTATCAGCGATGATGAAACAAACGCTGAATACGTTCCAGAAATTTCTAAACTAGAGTACGAAATTGACACTTTCGGAAGTCATTATAATCAAACAATTGGATCTCTTGGCGGTAAATCACAGCCAAACCGCAGAAAGACCCAAAGAAGAAATATTGACGAAGTTTAGTAAATGTTCAGATTTGAAGATAAAATACGAGAGATTGAGATCGCTCTCGAGAAAAAACGTAGCAAGTGGGATTTAGACGCTGTGCCCTCTGTTGACTATGATGATATAAAACAAATCATTATGACTCACATATATAAAAAATGGCATATGTGGGATCAAACAAAAGCAATTGAGCCGTGGTTGAGTAGAGTTGTATCAAATCAATTTAAAAATCTTTTAAGAAATCATTATGGTAATTATGCGCGACCCTGCCTAAAATGTCCCCATAATATGGGCGGGACATCTTGTGAAAAAACATCTTCTTCTATGCAGGATACTTCGTGTGGAGATTATGCAGATTGGGCAAAAAGAAAAAAATCTGCATATGATATAAAGCTAGCGGTCACAATTGAAAATCATTCAAACGAGGTGCAGCAAAGACAAGACGAGAATATAGATATAGCAGAGGCAACTGAAAAAATATCAAGAGAGCTTCAACCACAATTAACAACAAAACAATATGTCGCTTTTAGGATGTTGTTTATAGAAAACCATTCTGAAGAAACTGTAGCAAACTACTTGGGGTACAAAACGACAGAGAAGAGAAGATCAGCTGGGTACAAGCAAATTAAAAATCTCAAAAAAATATTTCAAGATAAAGTAAGAAATATATTACAAAACAAGGATATCATATGAGCGAACTAACAACAGAACAAAAAACAAAAATTTTAGAAGAGTTTGAGAAAAACCCCAATATTATCGACATAACCAAAATTGTTTTTAATGATGACAGTTTAGATGGAAGATCGAAAGAGGGTAGGTCTGTGAGTAAGTTTTTAGCGACAAATGGATTAAAAGCTAAAACCACAAAACATAAAAAACTAGAATCCATTGAATTAACTCAAGAGCAGGAGAATATCATAGAGCAGAGAGTTGATGGCGGTTGGTCGTCTTTACAGATAGCAAAAGAATTATTTGGCAATTCTGTTAAGAACTTAAGCAAAGAACAAAGAACGGTACATGAATATGTTTTAACTTTAGGTGTTGAAGCCCCTGCGGAGGAAACCCCAACATATGTGGCACCTCACGCCATTTCCAGAATTATTAAAAAGATTAACGACTCAACTGGATACGGTTTAGAAGAAAACAAAATATCTAGACAGCAAACTACCTGTTGCGAAAAACTAAGGATTAATTTAAACAATTCAAGATTTATAGCTATTGTAAACAATTATATAGCGCCAAGAGACAAGGAGCTTTTTGAGCAGGAGTTTATACGATTAACTTGGGATAAGCCAGATCTTACGCCAGATGAATTGAACTTATACATGAACGTATGTAAGGAAATAATCAACTTAGAGCTCATAACTGGTCATTTGCAAAAACTAAACGAAATGTTTGAAAGCGCTGACGATCAAGATGAAATGACTGTAAGATTAGCTGAAATCATTAAAGCTAAAAGCTCTGAGTACCATCAATGTGAAAGCCGTATAGAAAATTTAACAAAAAAACTCCAAGGTGACCGTGGCGAAAGAATGAAAAACAAGCAGAAAGAAAGCGCTTCATTTTTATCCATAGTGCAACTCTTTCAAGAAGAAGAAGAAAGAGCGAACATGGTTCGTATCGCAGAAATGCAAAAAGAGTTAATCAAAGAAGAAGCTCAAAGGTTAGAGGGGATGGCGGCTTGGAAAGCTAGAGTTTTGGGAATAAGTATTGATGATGTCTTGTAAATGCAAAGAATGTGGAGAAGAATTTTCTTCTGAAAAATCATTACATGCTCATATTAAAAAGCATGGATTTTATGTGGCCGATTATTATGTTAAACATTATCCAAGGTTTAACAAGTTAAATGGAAACCCAATACAGTTCAAAAATAAGGAGCAATATTTTTCAACAGATTTTTCCAACAGAAATCAAATGAGAAAATGGTGTGAGGAATCCGACAAGAGCGAAGTAAGAAACTATATTTTAAAAGCTTTAGCTGAAAGAATAAGATTAAAAGAGTGGGAATATGCACCCAATCACTTGGAGCTGTATAAAACTAAATTACCAGATATTAACATATATAAAAAGTATTACGGTGGATACAATAAAGCCTGCAAAGAAATTGGGGTAGAGCCTTTGTTGAGAAAGCCAATGACGCAAAAGTTTTATGATGATTTTGATGTTAAAGTATTTGTAGACACAAGAGAGCAGAAACCTCTTTATTTTAAAAACTCAGAAAGCTTGAAACTTGATTTTGGAGATTACACTTTAGCTGGTGATGATTTCACCAACACTTTTGTGGATAGAAAAAGCCCTACAGATTTTTTAGGCACATTTGGCAAGGGGTTTGATAGATTCAGAAGAGAAATGCAAAGGTGCGTCGATATCGATGGATACATGTATATAGTCATAGAAAAAGAAATTAGAGACTTACATAAGTTTTATTTTCCAGGTAAAAGACCATCAAGTTTAAATTGGGCATTATCTAACATGGTTAAGTTACAGCACGAATTTCCTAGAAGATGTCAATTCATCTTTACTAGATGTAGAGCGCAAAGTGAACAGATTATACCTAAGCTATTAGCTTTGGGAAGTGAGCTTTGGGAAACTGATATTCAATACTATATAGAAGAAGAAGATGTCTTGGGAAACGGGTAATCAAAAGCCTCTGAAAAAAGAGGATATAAATAAACAAATTCTAGAACTTGAAGGATACCTTGAAGATAACAAGGCGAAGTATTATTTGTACAAATTTTTAAAAGAGAATATCACATTCTCAACAGAATTGCTTACTGGTATAGAATTGTTTCCATTTCAACATATGGCTGTAAAGGCCATGATGGAGAACGATTACTTTTTGGGCATATGGTCCCGGGGTATGTCCAAATCCTTTTCTACGGGCATTTTCGCGCTTTTAGACGCTATGCTGAACCAAGGAGTGCATATAGGAATTATATCTAAATCTTTTCGTCAGTCCAAAATGATATTTCGTAAGATTGAAGATATAGCTCAAGATAGTAAAGCAGAGTTATTTAGACAATGCATAGGCAAGGTATCCAAATCAAATGATGAGTGGTGCATGCAAATAGGCAAAAGTCGTATTACTGCTTTGCCCCTTGGTGATGGTGAAAAGCTTCGTGGTTTCCGTTTTCAAAGAATTATTGTTGATGAGTTGCTATTGATGCCAGAAAAAATATACAATGAAGTTATAATGCCCTTCTTGGCTGTTGTGGAAAATCCGACAGAAAGACAAAAAATAAGAGACGCTGAAGATCAAATGATTAAAGCTGGGAAAATGACCGAAGAAGAAAGAAAAGAGTGGCCGAGTAATAAAATGATAGGTCTTTCATCCGCATCTTATAAGTTTGAATACCTGTATAAGTTATACCAAGCATATGAAAATATGATTTTTAACCCAGGAGCAAAAAACCAAGGTAGAAGATGTATCATGCAGTTTTCCTACGATGCAGCCCCAAAAGCCCTATATGATGAAAATTTAATCTCACAAGCAAAGGGTTCAATGAGTCAATCGCAGATTGACCGAGAGTTCAATGCGATATTTACCGATGATAGCGCTGGATACTTCAAGATTAGTAAAATGTCAGATTGTACAATTGTAGACGGAGAATCACCGGCTGTTGAAGTTTGTGGAGATCCGGATGCTCAATACATTATGGCTTTTGACCCTTCTTGGTCTGAATCTGAAACTTCTGATGATTTTGCCATACAAGTTATAAAACTAATACCCGAGCAAAAAAAAGGTGTCGTAGTGCATAGTTATGCGCTTCCGGGGACAAATCTCAAAAAGCACATTGTATACTTTAAGTATCTTTTAGAACATTTCAACATAATCATGATTGTAGGAGACTACAATGGTGGGGTACAATTTTTAAATTCTGCAAACGAAAGTGAAATATTTAAAAAAGCTAATTTGAACATAGGGTGCTTTGATGCTGATTTTATACATCCACAAAATTACACCAAAGATTTAAAAGAAGCCAGAAGACAATACAATATTTCAAGCAACACAATATGTAATTTACGAAAACCTACATCACAATGGATACGAAGCTCTAATGAAATGTTACAAACGTCTTTCGATAGGAAGAAATTATATTTCGCAGCTACAGCTATGGACGAACACTATTCAATGCAAAGAGCTAAAAAAATACCTATAAAGGATTTAAAGTTTTCTAAATACGAAGATGAAAAGAATGTTGGAGCAAAAATGATTGAATTTATTGAACATCAGAAAGATATGATAGACTTAACAAAAGCAGAATGCGCACTTATACAAGTAACTACCTCTGCTGGAGGAACCCAAAGTTTTGATTTACCCAGTAACTTAAAGAGACAAAAGGGCGCAGATAGACCAAGGAAAGACTCCTATTCCGCTATAATACTGGGAAATTGGGGGATGAACATATATTATGATATGATGAATATACCAAAAGAAGAAAATATGGGATTTACTCCAATGTTTATTGATTAAAAGTTGGTAAAGTAACTTTAACTTTGTGTAAAGGACTTTATAATAATATATATATGGCTAGAAAATATACAAAAAAATCCAATTACTGGAACAAGTTTAATAAAGCGGCGCTAGAAACATCAGAAGCTCAAGAGAGTGTAGAGCCAGCAACAATGGGTCCTGCATACCATGTTTCTCAAGGCGCTTACGAAAGAAGTAGTTTTAGAGGTGGGGCTTCTACAGGTGTTACAAGCAGTAGAATTAATCGGTCAGCAATACAAAATCCAGTTAATAAGTTTAGCCAAATTAGAGGTGGTTTGTTGCCATTTGAGTTGGCGGGTGATGGAATTAATGTTAGAGACGCTATAGAGCTTTGTCAAAAAGCATATGCAAATGTGCCAATTTTTAGAAATACAATAGATATGATGTCAGAGTTCGCTAATACTGATGTATATTTAGAGGGAGGTAACTCAAGCTCAAGAGATTTTTTCAGTAAGTTATTTGATAAAATTAAACTTTGGGATTTAAAAGATCAGTATTTTAGAGAATATTACAGAAGCGGCAATATATTTTTATATCGTATTGACGGCAAGTTTAATCTAAATGATTTTAAAAAGTTTTCGAAAAACGTGTCCGAAGCGCCATCCGAAAATAAATTTCCAATAAGGTATATTCTCTTAAACCCGTTTGAAATCGTAGCTAAAAGAAGCACAGTGTTTAACACCAAAGACGGAGCATACGCTAAAATACTTTCTGAGTTTGATATGGAAAGACTGGCTAATCCTAAAAATGACGATGATAAGCAGATGCTAGAAGCGTTAGATCCAGAAGATCAAAAGCTAATTAAGGAGGGCGCATATTTTAAGGATGGTCTTAAGATCAATTTAGAAAACAGTAGAATAGCTTATAGTTTTTACAAAAAACAAGATTACGAACCTTTTGCAATTCCGTTTGGTTACCCTGTATTAGAGGATATCAACGCAAAGCTTGAAATGAAAAAAATGGATCAAGCTATCATGAGAACCGTAGAAAATGTGATACTCATGATAACAATGGGTACAGATCCAGAAAAAGGCGGGATTAATCATAACAATGTAAAAGCCATGCAGAAACTCTTCCAGAATGAGTCTGTGGGTAGAGTTTTAGTTTCCGACTACACAACCAAAGCTGATTTTATTATCCCGGATATTAATAAAGTGGTAGGCCCTTCTAAATACGAAGTTATCAATAAGGATATTAAAGAAGGATTGCAAAACATAATCTTAAATGATGATAAATATAATGGAGCGCAAATTAAAGCTAGGGTATTTTTGGATAGGCTAAAAGAAGCTAGAGAAGCTTTTTTAAATGATTTCTTACAACCAGAAATAAAAAGAATAGCAAAAGACTTAGGTTTTAGATCTTACCCAACAGTCAAATTTAAAGATATTGATTTAAGAGACGAAGTTCAATTAATGCGTATAGCTACAAGATTAATGGAACTCGGAATATTTACGGCAGAGCAGGGTATGGATATTATTCAAACTGGTAGATTCCCACTTGCAGAAGAGTTAGATGGAGCCCAAGAAAAGTTTGTAGAACAAAGAAAGAAAGGTTATTTTAACCCAATAGTCGGCGGTATCCCAATGATAGAGGATGATGACGATGCCCCAGTTGAACCAAAAGATGAACAAAAGGTACCTGGTGTTCCTGGAAGACCCCCCGGAACTACGGAAGCATCCGGCACATTAAGCAAAGAGGCTATACAAACAACAGTTTATGAAATTGAAGCCTTACAGTCATTAGCTACCCAAGAAATGAAGACTAAAACAGGAAAGAAAAGATTAAACAAGCAACAAAAAGAAATGGTTAGTAAATTGTGCGAATCTGTTGT